GCTGCCTATGGCGGACTCGGGCCTCTGGCAACTGCCCGCCGCAGGTTCATGTTCAACAAGTCCGACAAGGCCGCGTTCGACCGGACCCTCTTCGACTTGAAGCGCTTCCTCCTAGACCACCTTCGCGTCGAGGGCGATGACTCCACGTCGATCAAGGAACTCCTCGACGCCTCGGTCAACCACCAGTGCACTTGCTTCATCAAGTGGCGCCCCGACAAGAACGATCCCGAAATCCAGTACGTCGAGATCGGAAAGACAGCGCCGGCTGAGTAAGCCGCAAGCTCAACCGTCGCTGGCCCCACGGCTTTTCACCCAAGGCCGTGGGGCAAACCTTCTTAACCGGAGCCAGGCATGTCAACTTTCACCTCCTACCCAATCGAGTCCATCCACATCGCGCGCGAACGTCGGCAGCGCCGCGAGCTGACTGGCATCGATGAGCTTGCATGGTCGCTCAAGTCCATCGGGCAAATCAACCCCATCACCCTCAACAAAGACGGGGTTCTCGTCGCAGGCGAACGCCGACTCACCGCCGCCAAGTCCCTCGGCTGGACCCACATTCAAGTTCAGTTCCTCGAAGACCTCGATGAGACCACACAACATCTTATCGAACTCGAAGAAAACGTCCGCCGAGTCGACTTGCCGTGGCAGGACCAGTGCAACGCCATTGACCAGTATCATCAACTCAGGAGTTCCCAAGATGCTAAGTGGACTGTTAAGCAAACTGCATTCGCTTTGGGCATTAGCGAACAGCAGGCCGGTCAGAAGATCGCCATCGCAACAGAACTTAGAGCAGGCAATGAACGAGTTGCAGCAGCTCCAAAGCTCTCCACCGCCCGAGGCATCGTCATCCGAGAAGCTGAGCGCAAGCGAGACTCCGTTGTCTCGGGCATCACGGCCCAGGTCTCCGGCGAAGCCCCGCAAGCCAAGGTCGCCCCGATCGTCCTCGCCGACTTCAACCAGTGGGCGCTGACCTATGACGGCCCCAAGTTCAACCTCATCCATTGCGACTTCCCTTACGGCGTTAATGCTGATCGACATAACCAAGGAGCCGCAGCCTCGTTTGGTGGATACGCTGATAGCGAGGACGTTTACTGGCGGCTTCTGGAGTCTCTCCGGCATGCGATGGCCAACGTCGTTGCTGAGTCGGCTCACCTCATATTCTGGTTTTCGATGGATTTCTACCAGCCGACACTGGAGAAACTTTCTGAAATGGGGTGGGACGTTCAGAGGTTTCCTCTTATCTGGCACAAGTCAGATAACACCGGTATACTTCCCGACCCAAGCCGCGGGCCTCGTAGAATTTACGAGTCTGCTTTCTTTGCTTCGCGGGGGGACAGGAAAATCCTGTCGGCTGTTTCCAACGTGGTCTCTCATGCGAATGTGAAGACCATTCATATGAGTGAGAAACCGGTCGGCATGCTGGCCAAGTTCATGGAGATGTGTGTAGACAAGTATAGTATGGTGCTTGATCCGACCTGCGGCTCGGCCAATGCGCTCAAAGCTGCGGAACGCCGAGGCGCCGCGTCGGTGCTAGGGCTTGAACAAAACGAGGAGTTTTTCAACCGTGCGAAGGAGGCGTATTATGACGAAGATATCTGAACCCACAGCTAACCCGACCGACAAGGTCGCCATCATCCTCAACGATCGCGAGCAGACCCACGGCAACTTCGAAGATCACGCAAGGGTGACGCAGCTTTTCAAGGGCACACTCGATCATGAGATTGGCTTACGCCGGGCGCGAAAGCAACCGGAGTTATCCATGATGCAGCGCGAGTCGATCGAGATGATCCTGCACAAGATCGGCCGCATCATCGCGGGAAACCCCAACTTTCAGGATCATTGGGACGACATCGCTGGGTACGCCCGGATTGCGAACAAGCTCTAAGCCATACCCTACCCCACGTATCCTAGCCATATCGAGGCCCCATGACCCTAATGATTGTCAGTGACGCTTGGACCGAGGAAGACCTCACCACAGGGAAACTTTTTTCCGGCGCCACTGGCAGTCTGCTTCGGGGCTGCCTCGCGACTGCGGGCATTTCGATGGCCGAGGCTTACATCACCGCAGTCTTTTCCTCTTACATGGGTGACATCAAGTCTCGTTGTGGCCCGAAGGCCGAGGCCATCAAAGGCTGGCCCGCCATCGCCACCGGCAAATACGTCCCCTCCCGTTACGCCGCCGAGATCGAACGACTGAAAAAGGAGATCAGCGATGTGCGTCCCGTCGCCATACTGGCCCTCGGCCAGACCGCAACATGGGCACTCCTCCGCGAAACGAAGCTCAAGAAAATTCGTGGTGCCCCTCTCTATTGCGATCTTGTTCCTGACCTCCGCGTCAAGCTCCTCCCCACTTACCATCCCGGCGCCATCTTCAAAGAATGGAAGCTCCGGCCAGTCTTTCTCGCCGACCTGTTTAAGCTCCGCGAAGAGCTTGAGTACCCGGAGATACGCCGACCTTACCGTGAGGTTTGGATTGAGCCCGACCTCGATGACCTCTATCGTTTCGAGCGAGAACATATTTCTCCGTCACCGGACCTGTCGATTGATATTGAGACCTCGGGCACCAGCATAACTTGCATCGGGTTCGCGCCGAGGCCCGATATTGCACTCGTCGTGCCCTTCACCTCGGCGGTCGAGCCAACAAACTACTGGCCGGACTTGGCGACCGAATTAAAAGTCTGGGCATGGGTACGGAAAATGTGCGGGCTCAACAAACGCATAACCGGCCAGAACATCCTCTACGATGTCCACCATCTCTGGCGCAACTACGGCATCCCTGTCCCCCACGTTACCAACGACAGCATGCTTTTACACCACGCCCTCCAGCCCGAAATGGAGAAGGGCCTCGCATTCCTGGGCTCGGTCTACACCCGCGAGGCCGCTTGGAAATTCATGGGCCGCACGAAGGTCGACACGATTAAAAGGGAGGACTGACTTTGATTTACTTGGCATCCCCGTACTCTCACCCCGACGTTGCCATGCAGCAAGAGCGTTTCGAAATGGTCGAGCGCTTCACCGCCAGCATGCTTTCTAAAAAGCTCGTCATCTTCAGCCCCATCGTCTACGCCCACGCGATGTCAGTTAAGTTCAAACTCCCCGGCGAGGCCGCTTACTGGCTCGCCTTCAATATGGAGTTTCTTCGCCGGGCAACCTCGCTTTGGGTGCTTGATCTGCCTGGCTGGGAAGTCTCTCGCGGAGTCCAGATCGAAATCTCAACCGCCGAAGCCCTCCACATTCCGATCCGCCACTTCCACGTGGAACTTCTCGGATGAGGATAATCCGCACAGACCTGCTCGAACAAAACACCAAGCTTTCTCAGAACGAGAACGACTGGATTTATAACGGGCTTGACGTTTGCGTGACCCTCGAAATTGTCAACACCTTGCTCGACCAGCTCGACAACGTGACGAGCAACACTTACGCCCTCTCCCTCGCACTCCAGGCACCGGTCCTCGAAATGGCCATGACCGGGATCAGGGTCGATCAGCATCGCCGGGCCGAGGTTCTTTCTCAGTACAAGTCCGAAATCAAGTTCATCGGAGAACAGCTCGATGAGATCATCACCGAAGGCATCGGGCTCCAAGTCAACTGGCGCTCCCCGGCGCAGCTCAAAAAGCTCCTTTACGAAGTCCTCGATCTCCCCGCCGTCCGCAAGCGAAACGCCAACGGCATCATGGCCCCCACAGTCAACCGGGAAGCGCTCGAAAAGCTTTCTAATTACATGGTCGCCGAGCCCATCTGCATCCGTTTACTCGCGCTCCGAGACCTTGATAAGAAACGATCATTCTTGGAAACTGGTATCGATCCCGACGGACGCATCAGGACGTCCTTTAATCTCGCCGGTACTAATACCGGGCGTCTCGCTTCCAGCATGTCGGATATGGGCACGGGCACGAACCTTCAGAACGTAGACCGCGATCTCCGCTCGACCATGATCGCCGACCCAGGAAAGAAGTTTGCCAACCTCGATTTGGAGCAGGCCGATGCACGAAATGTGGGTGCCCTGTGTTGGGATTACTTTGTTGACGAGCATGGTGAGTCCATCGCCGGGCGGTATCTTGATGCCTGCGAGAGCGGTGATCTGCATACCACCACTTGTCAGCTCGCTTGGACCGAACTCGGCTGGACCGCAGACCCAAAGGCCAACCGAACCATTGCAGACCAGCTTGCCTATCGAGCTGACTCATACAGACAGCTGGCCAAAAAGCTTGGGCACGGAACAAATTATTACGGCACTCCGCGAACCATGGCCATGCACACCAAGACCGCTGTGAAGATCATCGAGGAATTTCAGCGTCGGTACTTCGCGGGTTTCCCTTGCATTAAGCTCTGGCACGAGCGTGTTCGGAAACTCATTCGTGACGAGTCGACAATCACGACCCTGTTCGGTCGTCGCCGTGCTTTCTTCGGTCGCGCCAATGATGACGCGACCTTGCGCGAGGCAATCGCCTATGCCCCGCAATCCATGACCGCCGACGAAATCAACCTCGGCATGCTCAAGCTCTTTCGTACCGGAAAAGTCCAGCTCCTTGTCCAAGTCCATGACTCATTGCTTTTTCAATTCCCGGAAGAAATGGAAGACGAGATTGTTCCAATGGCCCTCGAAGCCCTGCGAGTGCCTTTAGAGATGAAACGGGGGAGGCAGCTCGTGGTTCCAGTCGATGCAAAGACCGGCTGGAATTGGGGCGATGTCGTCACCGACAAGCAGGGAAAAGAAGTAGGGAATTTTGAGGGGCTTCGTAAATGGAAAGGTCAGGACGACCGAAAGCGGCAGACGGGCTCGAAGCTCTCCTTAATCCAAAGCCTGCTGCAACCGGTCCGCGCAAGTTAGGAGACTGGATTGAATCCTTTGAAGAGTACAGCAAAGGTTTGTCTTCGCCTGCTTTGTTCAAGCGATGGGGTGCGATTGTTTGCTTGGCGATGGCGATGGAACGGAAGGTTTTTCTTCGGACTAACCTCGGTGCCCTCTACCCGAACCTCTACGTAATGGCCATAGCCCCGCCCGGAGTCGGCAAGACCCTTATCACTTCAAAGGTCGGTGACTTGATCCGCTCTCTCCCCGAACACCACGTCGCTCCCAGCTCCGTAACCCGCGCCTCACTCATCGACGCCCTCGTCGCCAGCGAGCGCCGCGTCGTCATCCCGCAAGGCACCCCGCCTGTGCTTTCATTCAACGCCCTGGCCGTGGTGCAAAATGAGATGGGAGTCTTTCTCCCCGCCTACGACACAGAGTTCATGGCGACTCTAACCGACCTCTACGATGGCAAAAAGTACAGCGAAAAGAAACGCTCTAAAGACATCAACAACAGCCTCGATCATCCATGCCTCAGTCTCTTCGGCGCCACAACCGTAGCCTACTTGTACGACACTATGCCGGAACAAGCCTGGGACCACGGCTTTCTTTCCCGCACCATACTCATTCACTCAGGCGAAATGATAATCCGCTCCCTTTTCGACTTTGTCGAGATGCCAGAGCAAGTTGAGAAGGACCTCATTCATGACCTCAAGATAATCGGCAATCTCACCGGAAGATTTAAATTTACTCAAGATGCCGCTACAGCAATTGATCGCTGGCATCAATCCGGAGGGACTCCGAAACCGGATCATCCGAAACTCACCAATTATAATTCACGACGAACTACCCATATACTCAAGCTTTGCATGGTGGCAGCCGTCTCCGAAGGCAACGAACTCATCATCACCCTCGAACATTTTCATCGAGCCTTAGAATGGTTGCTTGAAGCCGAAAGCTTCATGCCGGACATCTTCAAGTCCATGAGCGTCGGCGGCGATGCAAAGGCCATCGAGGATACGTACTATTGGGCCTACAAAATCTACATGAAAGAGGGCAAGAACATTTCGGAGGACCGGATCGTTGAGTATCTTGCGAACAAAGTCCCCGCGCACTCAGTCGAGCGCATCATGCAGTTGATGGTGAAGGCGAGACTTTTCGAAAAGGTACTGAATGAGTATCGGCCGAGGGCTAAAAAAGACAACTGATCAAAAGCAGATCGATCAGAAACATCGAGCCCTTAAACGCCACTTTGGCATTCTCAAGCCACCAACGTCGGGCGAGACCTTTCCAGTCATGGAAGAACTTACCCGGAGTCTCGAACTTCTGCCAACCTTCTTCGAGGCTGTCTTCCCACGGAACCTTGCCGTCCCATTTCGGTGCGACCTGCAAAGCGCGGAGAAGCAGAGGTCGCTCATCAGCTCGCAAGGGCATGGCCACGAACGAGGCTCCCGCGATGATCGCGCCCGACACGATGACTAGCAATTTTATTTCGCGGCGCATAGCTTTCGCCATTTCAAATTGTGCGCCAGGACTTGACGTTTCGTGTCCGCCGTGTCGAGCTTTGAAGGATTGATAACTCGAAACACTGTGCAGCCCGAGTCCGTCACCGTCGCCTGCGAATGCACACACCCGCTAATCCCTAAAGTCACCACGCAGAGCAGCATCCACTTCATCATCGCTGAGTGCTTTGACTTCATCATCAACCTCCTTCGCCATCTTACCTGCGATTGTGACCTGTGCGAGGGCTTTGGCGATCTGTCGCCTCTCCCCTTCCGCCAGTTGCTTGCGCCGCTCCAGCTGATCAATGATCCAATTAACCAGCTGGAGGGCAAGCAACACTATCTTGACATAGCTCACGCGGGCTTATTCGGCGTCAGGTAAACGCCGAGCCAGCCCAGCACGAAGGCCACCCCGGTCAACAGCGTGTTTTCGAGCGAGACCGGAATGTCCCATCCGGTTCCCTTCTCGATCAATCCCACGATGAACGCACTCACCGAGGGCGCCGCGGTTGCAAGCAGACCACCAACATAAGCTTTGGCAGCGCGAAGGTCAAACATCATTTCGAGGCTCCTTACCCATTGAACAGTGTTGCTTTCTTCGCCCAACTACGCCAAGGGTGCAACTCGTAGTGTGGCATATCAACGAAGGACTCGTCCTTCAAATTCGAGTTCATGTTCCAGTCCGCTCCCCATCGGATAGGAATACCTAATTCTTTGGCGATTGGCAAGACAAATCTTTTGCCGAGAATGATGAACTTCTTTGTGTTCTTCCAGTCGATCGGAGCTGGGCACACATCGAGGGCGATGGCCGGAACGTAGTTGTGCGCGGAGTTTCCGAACTGAACCTTGGTGGTGCCTCGGGCGAAGGCCAGCTCCTGCTCCGCCTTTCCCCTCGTGGAATCGAGAATGATGATGTCAGTCTCATCAGCCACTGCGGTGAAAAGTTTCTGCAGCAACGGGTGAGCCTTGGCCAGGCTCTTCTTCGATCGGGCGTCCAACATCACTGTACCTTTCTGTACTTCATGGATGAGCCTTTGTAAATGAGCATCGCCGTGGCCGACGAGACGTTCTGCGCGAATTGCAACGCGAAGGCTCCGGCATTGTTGCCATTCTCAATCCTGGCCCGGACCTTCACACAAACGTACCTGTTTGCTGCCGGGGTGTTTGCGCGCAGCGATCCATAGGCACTGACCGCCACAGTCGCGCTCGCGGCCGCACTGTCAATTTCATGCCCGAACCCAAGCACGAGGGCCGGAGAGGCCGGGCCGGTCAGGCCGAGCTTGTACCCGACACTGATCGGAGAGAAGATATACAAGTCCGCTTCGACCAGATAAACTGTATTCGCCTCCATCGTGAAAGTAAAGTCCGCGTCGGAAGCGAGAGTCGCGTTCGAGCTAATCGACTGCGTGATAGTTTTGGTGATGTCAGTCCAAAGCGAGGCAAGCTCCGCATGGCTGTGGTTTGCGGCGGCAAAGCTTCCCGGTCCATAACCTGAGTCCTCAAGCAGCGCTCCACCCGCACCGTTGAACGCAGGAAAGTTTCCATCGACCGCCGTGGTCGGACCTGCGACTGACTGCGTGATTGAGGTGATCTCATCGCCCGAGACCGCCGCAGCCAAATCTGCTTTGATCCGCTGGACTTGCATCACGATCAAGTCAAGCTGCTTCTCAATCGCCTCGGGGTCAAACTCACCGTACTTGAAAATATCCAGGTCCTGCGTAATCGGCACAACCCTATCAATGCGGACCCGGTAGGCCGAGGTCATCACCACGTCACCGGGCAGGTAGTTGACTGATCCGCCCGCCGGATTGCCTGCGCCGCTGAGGGTGTAGTCCGAGGCCGCGACCAGCGTCCCCACTCCCGTCGCCACCACGATCAAAGTCAGCTGAATGTGGTCGTTAGAGATGAACTTGAAGGGGATCGGAAAGTCCGTGGTGCTGCCGTTCCCGGTGTAGGTGACCGAAGCGAGTTCCGTAGAGACCGTCATCATTGCCTCCTTTCAGGCAAATCAATAGTTTGTTCGACCTTATCGAGCAGGGTCCGAAGATAGAAGAGATTTTGAAACGGAAGAAGCTGTCGTGCTGCGTGAAGGGTCGCCCGAGTCGGCTCATCGATGCCGTTGAGGATCGTGGCGGACTTGTCGAGAATATCAAAGCTCGGACCCATGATGCCTTCGATGAGGTCTCCGCCCTCGCGCCGGGACGACCGCTTGCCGGAAAGCGAAGCATAATCTCGCAGTACCGGAATACGCTGAGCAGTCCGCTGGACTTCATCAAACACACCGGTCAGTCCCGATCGGGTAATCGCCTCGTCAGCCCACTTTTCAACCGGTGCGTCGAGCATCTCCTTGTAAGCATCTCCGCCCGAGGCCACGGCCCAAAGATAATACGACAGAGCGCCGAGGCCGAGGGACAACATCGCGCCATTTAGGAACGCCGCGTCATGTTCCTGCAGTCCCGCCATCAATGTTTTCTGTGTCGAGCTGAGTCCGAACGACCGAAACTGCGCAATCATCCGCGCGGGCAAACTCGAGTCCACCCAGCTCGGTCGCTCAAATCCAGGCGTCACAATCGTCGAGTCAACCTCGCCAGCAAGCGCCGCCCGATAAGCCCTTCGTGCCCTTGCAACTTCTGGATCAGCCACGTTCCAAGCTTCCGTGTTCGGTAGCCAAACCCCGTTGACTTTACCTCCTCCTTCCCCGTTCGTAACTTCTCGCCAGATAATTTGCGCAATTCCCTCGTCAATATTATTTCTTGCGAGGAATTCCTGCGCTTTCTTAACCGCTTTAGCAGAACCTTTTTCCCCGTTGACGAGGGCGATGGAATCGAGGAGTCGGGCATTGATAACTCCGGCGGAAAATTGTTTCATCGCCGCGGTCCACTGATCGAAGAGCGCAATGGTTCCGAGGCGGGTGCTTGCGTAGTGGAGCCCTCGCTCTGCGATGGTCCCACGATAGGCGTCATCGAAAATATCAGTCAGCGCATAGAGTCGTGTGTGCATGACTTGGTCGAGTGCAGTGCCCGCAAGCTTAGCTTCCCGCTGCGATGCACGAATGGCCTTCAAGTTCGTAATCATCGGCACTACCCCATCGCGCATAGTGCGAATGAAACCGTGCCGCATGATTGCCCTGGCCGGATCGGCAATGCTCGAAATGACCACGCCGCCCATGAACCGAAGGTAGTTTAAGTCCATCGCCATGCGGGCGCCTCTGGCTGACCATGAGTCCGGGTCACGCGGGAGGCCGCGAATGGACTTGGCGCGTTCGAGCAACACGTAGAGGTCCTTGCGCGAGTCTTCGTAGAACTTGTAATAGTCCTGCCGGAGTTTCTCCTTCGTGGCGTCGGCCAGAGGCTGACCATCCTTCGTCGTCATCTTATCGACTGAGGCGATCGCGGCGGTCATTTCATCAGTAAGCTTGGCGAACTCTTCGGCCGCATCAGGCGAACCAAAGACGCGGGCGATCGAGATGTCGGAGCCGAGAGTGCGGGTGTAGATCGCGACCTGCTTTTCAATGTCAGTTTCGAGGAAATCTTTGATCTCGTTACTCGAAATGTTGAGCAGCCGGGCTAGCTCAGCCCCGCGCTTATCCCTGATAATATCAGAGTAAGCAAGTCTCCGCTCGGTCCCGAGTATCTTCGTAACGATGTCTTCCGCCATCTCCTTCGCATGCGGCACAAAGTCCGCTTTGCCTGCGAGCAGATCGAGGTCCGAGGCCTTGCCTTTCCATCGCCCAGCAAACTCGACCGGGCGTTCCTTCATCCGAGTTTCGAGCGCGGTCTTTCGCGCCGCCACGGCCTCGGGGCTCATGTTTTCAACCTGCTTCCACAACCTTTCATTACGCAGGACTCGCTTCGCGTTCAGCTCCGCATGAGTCTCTGCCATGTCTCTCATCGCATCGTTGATTTCTTTCGTCCAAGCTTCACGATCAAACGAGTCCAGTTCGTCAATCCGGGCGGCGAGGTCGTTGAGTTTCCCCGCAACTTTGTCCGTCTTTTGCGCAAGAGCCTGCTCGGGCGGGAGATCGGACTTCAGCCCGGCAGGCAACTCCCCGTCCTGCTCCAGCGCCACCCGCTGCTGCTCAAGCTCATCAAACCTTTTAGCGTCCGCCTCGAACATATCCTTCGCTTTGGAAAGCTCCTTTTCAAGCTTTCCATCAGTCGAAGTCAGCAACTTGGCAAGCCGCCCGAGCTGCCTCTGCGCCCGCAGGATCGTATCAATCTGATCCGCCTCGTTCTTCTCAATCTTCGCCAGTTTTCGTTCAAGCCGATCGCTGACCAGCGCATGAGCCTTGCCGAGCGACCAAAGGCGTCGTTTGATTTCCCGCTTTGAGGCCTGAAACTTTTGCAGGTCCTCGCCGCCGAGCCCAATCGCATCCTTGATGGCTTTGGTGATAAGCCTTTCGCTTTCCTGCATCTTGCCGATTTCGCCGATCCGCTTCAACGCCGCGTCAGGAGTCTCTCCGGCCGGACCACGCTGCGCCGCCTCGATCTGCTTGCGCAGACTCTTTAGCGCCCCTGCCCGCATCTTATTTTCGTCAAGAACCTTCGTCACAGCCTCGGGCGCAGACTGTTCAAGTTCCTCCATTTTCCCTTGCAGCTCATCCCGCAGCTTCTTAACTTCTTCGACTGTGAGGCTCATATCCTCCAGCAGTTGCTGATCCCGCGCAGTCCGCTCCGTCAGTTTTTCAACCCCTTCGCCGAACTGCTTTTCCAGCTGCTTTGCATAGTTATTTGCAAGCAGGTTCACAAAATCCGACCGGCGCTTGATAATCGCGTCGTGGTTGTAAATCCTGTTGGCGTAGCCGAGATCACCGACAAGCTTTTCTTCGCCTGTGAAAATCCCAACTTCAACCGCTTCGTCGTAAAGCGGCTTGTAAACCTTCTCGTCAATCTCTTTCGCGGCCTTCAGCACCACAGGATTCGTGTCGGCGGGCAGACCTTTCCACAGCGCTTCCGTAATAGCGGACTTGAATTGTTGGAAGTCCATCTTATCCGCAGCGCGATATGCGGCAGTAATCGCTCGCTCACGCTGAAACGGGCCAGAGGCCTTACCAAGGGCGTACTCGATGAACGAGTCTTCAATTGCTTTATGACCGGCATACGAGATTGAGGCATAGGTTTTCTTCAAGTCCTCCACATTTCCGCCGGGGCTCGCTGCGATCCACTCCGAATTGGAGCGAAGGCCGAGTCCGGCCTGGGAAAATCCTGCGGTCATCTTTCTGACCTGGCCTGACCCGCCCACATCCTTCAAAGGCTTCGGCGCGTTCCACTGCTCAAACCCTCGCGTTACCGGCGAAAGCCACGCCAGCGACTTAGCGCCCCAGCCGTTCTTGAGCGATCCGGCATCTTGTACCCCGATTTTCTGCGCCGCACCGACTGAGGACTCGTGGGTGAAGGGCACAGGCGGGGATACATATTCCATACCGGGGGTACGAACCATATCGGAGGCCATCTTTTGAATATCTTGTGGCCGCAGTGTGTGGCCCACAGCCCCAAACAATCCACCAAGCACCATCGAAGCAGCAATACTAAATCCAACCTCTCCCCCTGTCCGTGATTCCTGATCTGCCATGAGCGCAGCCTCTTGCGCCGCCGTGCCTGCCGCGACACTCAACGCCGCAGCCCCAATCGACCGCAGCCCTGTCGCGCCTCGCACAAAGGGGATCAGGGTCGTCGGGCTGACCGCTCCGGCCGCAACTGACGCAAGCAGGCCCGGAATGCCAGCACGGCTTAGGGTGTCCCTGTCCGTCGCCTCCTTCCGCCTCCGCTGAATCCGGTCATCCAGTTCCGCGTCCGACTGCACCCCGACATAGGCATCGCCCTCATCGACAAGGCCCCGCTGTTCGAGCGAGTTCACAAGATCAAATCCTTGTTGCCGCGGAAATGCCTGGCGCTTCAACAAGTCCGCCACAGCAAACACATCGTTTTCTTGGCGAAAAGCCGCGCCAAAAGTCTCGCCGATCCCAGGCACCACAGGATCAATCGCCTCGGGCCCGAAGGCCGGGGAGACGAAAGACTGCGATTCAGGTTCCAGATAAGTCGGCATCACTGCACTCCTTTACCAGAACGCTTCGCGCTGACCTCGGCATCGACCTGTTTTTTGACTTGGTCAAGCTCATCAAGCACTTTAGCAAACTCATCCTTCTTCGGCCAGTCTTCCAGTGTCTCGGTCGAATTGTAAAGCTCGTTCTGGTATTGCTCCACCTGCCGCTGCAATTCAATCAGTCGCCTCTGCGCCGGTGTCGAGTACTGACCTTCCGCTTTTCCTTTAATCCGCGCCTCGGTCTCCCGCTCCCGTAGCAGCCGCGCCTTCTTTTCTTCGATCTCCTTTCCGAGTTCTGCCGGAACCGTCAGGTCCTGGGGCCCGGTTGGAATCTTGAAAATCTCGACCTCGAACTGTGCCGGATCCAGAAGCTGCACAAAATCCGCTTTCGGCAGGAACTTTTCCGCTTCTTTCAGCTGTTCCTCGGCGTCCCGCACCCGCAGATTTTGCTTATGCAATTCCCGATCCGGCTCAGTCGGCTGGAAAAAGAACCGCTCGTTCCGGCCCCCTTTTTGCAGCACAGTCCAAACCCCATCTTTCTGAATTGCAACTTGGTACGAGGCAGGCTTTCCATTCTTAATTTCCGCCTGTGTAATATCATCTGCATAGAGTTGGACTTTTTCATTATCCCCTAGCGCGAGTTCACCCCGAAGCTGCCGTTGCATCCACTCGTAGCTTCCAGCCACCGAGGGGTAGTATTTCTCGGGCGGGTACTTGGTGAGAACGCGAGTCCCACCGACCTGGGTGACTCCCCACATGCGATCGAGTTGCTTCTTTGTGGCCGCGACCGAGGCCTCCCAGCTCCCCGTCTTCGCAAAGTTTTCGGTCATGAGGGCTTCCCAATCGGCCCTCATCCCGGCA